CAACACTGAAAAGCATCAAAAAACAGGCGGGGCTCTAAGCCCCCCTACTGGAGGTTTACATGTTGTACCCTGTTGCTATTGATAAAGGCGATTCATCCTTCGGCGTTCGCGTACCTGATATTCCTGGCTGCTTCTCTGGTGGTGATGATTATCAGGACGCGATCGAAAGCGTACGTGAAGCGATCGAGGCACACATCGAATTACTGGTTGAAGATGGCGAGAACGTTCCGGAAGCAACGACCGTCGAAAACTGGCTATCTGATCCGGAATACACCGGTGCGGTATGGGCCCTGGTTGACGTGGATATAACTCGCCTGATGGGAAAAGCGGAAAAAATCAATGTGACGCTTCCCTCATTACTGATCCGTCGTATCGATCAGTTTGTGGCCGCGCATCCAGAATACGGCAGTCGGTCTGGCTTCTTATCGCGCGTCGCGGCAGATAAAGTAATTGGACGAGAAAAACGATAAGCCTCGAAAGAGGCTTTTAGCGAAAGTGCCCTCTATGTATTCGCGGATCCAGTCAGAAAAAGTGAAAATGAGAATTTCAAAATGAGTAATCAACTATCAAAACGCCATTTACGTGAGTGCTTACAAGCTGAAGTAATGAAAAGCGACAAGAAATTCTCATGGACGCGCGTTTTTCATAAAGCATTAAAGTGCCCTGAGAGACGCTTTAATTTTTGGTGGCGAGTTGCTTCTTATCTTTATAGTTCCGATGCCAAATGGAAAAAACAATTGGCCAGAAGAATTAATAGAAAACTTGTCCAAAAGTACAACACTGAGATACAGCTGCCAGCTACAATTGCACCTGGTCTTCATATAACTCACTTCACATCAGTTGTTATAAACGGATGTGTAATTATCGGACGAAATTTCAAAATAAGACATAACTGTACCATTGGCATTGGTGGGGGGGTAAAGAATGAAAACTCCAGCCCAAGGATAACAATAGGTGATAACGTTGATCTGGGAGTTGGGACCTCGATTATCGGTAACAATCTCACTATAGGCAGCAATGTCACGATAGGCGCTATGACTTTTGTTAATAAAGACATTCCGGACAACACTGTTGCCTACAATGAGAAGAAGTTAATATTAAAATTTAAGCATTCCTGATTATCATGCTGGCAATACAGGCCACTCGATATCTGGTGCATGCGATGTATCAACCCGCATCAACAGCACCCTATATTGCTGCCATGCCAACAGTAAATCTTCCTCTTCATCTGTTGACATGCCCAACTCAACGGCATCTTTCAATGGCTCAATTACGGCAGTGGCTGAGTTCATGAGCGCTTCTTTCTGAGCATCAGCCTCGGCAAGGAGCTGCTCTTTAGTGGCGGTTGGCGGGTCTACAAGGACAGGCTGATCGTAATCATTTACAGTGATTACCTTACCTTTCTGTTGACCTTCCAATAGATACAGGAACCACTTCTCCGAAATTTCAAGTAAATCATTCGGCCACGTACCTGCTAGTAAATAAGCTTGTTTATCTGATTCATGATAAAAACCAATTTCGCTAGGGCTAAAATAAATCCTCATTTCAATATCCTTTAGCAATTAGCATAAATTTACCATCGGCGTTATGAGCATATAATGTGCATCCTGTACGTGAATAAGACGGAACATAAATTGCCGAATCATCGCCAGACCCATGCCCTGCCCCATTATATGTAATTACAACTCCTACACATGCATTTGGAAAAGCCGCTGGAAATGTCACGTTAACATTTGTTTTGCTTGGAACGTTTATATTACTCATAACTACTTCCATAACACCTGTTGAAGCATCTTTATGCGTCATGGCATTGGCTGATTTGGTTGCGGTATTTTTGAGGTTGTACCGTGCATCGCTTTCCGCCTTCGTGTAAGCCTGCCCCGCAGGGGTGTAGCTGCCTTTAGGCTGAAAACGCCCGTCACTTTCAGCTTTGGTGTACGCGCCTGTTTTTGGCATGTACCCCGCATCTGATTGTGTTTTGGTGTAATAACGGTTATCAAAATTGGCATAACTTCCCGGATTCACCTGGCCCGGCGCGTTAAAGTTGCCGTTAGTGTCCCATTTGAAATTAATATCCTGCGAGCCACTTCCCTTCATATGCAGGTGCCACGAAAGAACATCTCCGCTAACTAACGTCCCCATTGAAAATGCCCAGGAGTTCTTACCAGTAACGGTTGCCTGCTGTTTAATAACCGGATGATACTCACTCGGGTTGGTAGTCGAATACGAGTTAAAAAATGGCGCTTTCGATTTGTACTGTTCAGCCCAGGCGTAGGGACCGGAATAACCTGCCACCATTTCTTTGCCTGCGGTAATTTGTTCGCTTGCAGTGATTGTGTTGTAAACCGATAGCGGCGTTCCTGACTGAAGGGCGCCCGTGGTTAGATTCACATACAGCGGGCGAAGTGAGTTGTAATTACCCAGCGAATCGCCAGAGTTTGTTAACATCAAATAAAGCGTTGTGCCATCATTTCGCCAGAATGCGCCAAAATTACCGTAGGCGATACGCAGGCCATTCGCAGCTCTTGAAACAATTTCACCATGAGCAGAAATTGCCCCCCGGACTTCTGCGGCACCATTAAAATTAAATGATATGGAACCATTTACATTACGTTGCGAATAAAAGTGGTATCCCGTCGCATCTTTAAATTCTAATACTGTCGGTCGGTCAGCATTACCCCAAAGATTAATTATCCCATCAAGAGTGGATGTATTTGAAGAACTGACTTCAAGCTTGCGAGTATTACCTGAACGCAAATACCCATTCGCAATCACATTACCCGTGACGGTCCCACCAGTAATAGGCAGAGCTCCAACCTCCGTCGCGGTTGGTTTTTTGGCTGTTGTATAGAACTCACACCATTCTGTCCACGTGTTATCTGCCGGGTTATAAGATCGAAGGAAAACACGACGAGAACTGAAAGTACGATATTCCTGTACGCAGGCCTCCGCTCCATTTGCACTGGTCTGGTGAACATCCAGTTCGCCGGCTTCAGTAATGGGGTAATTCCTCGCAGTAGTAGCATTGGCAGTTAAAGCCTGATTAAACCGCCCGTACTGCGTACCTCTGACTGTATTCAAATCGACATTACCAAGCGTCCCTCGATATGGAACAGCACCGACTTCAATTGCGGTGGGCTTCTGAAACTCTGTGTAAATTTTTCCCCAGTCACCAAAAACGCCTTGTGGCGTAGAGCCTGCCAGCCCGATTAACGGCGCCTGGCCGCCTTGTTTTGCAATAAGGTGCACCTGAGAGCCTGAGTCATAGGCAAAACTAATCAGGGCAGCATTTCCATATGTCGGCTCCGACTGCACGCCGTAGAAGCCATTCCGCAGAGGTTTTCTGGCATCAGCAGCAGAAAGCAGAATGTCCGAACCATATCCACCTAATCCCATCCAGCCTACAACCGGCACGCGGCCAGCAGTTGCATCTGTTTTTGATGTGACGACGTCTTTAGATGCGGACGTTCCCAGCGCGTCCTTGATCTCCTTAGCGGCTTCTCTGACAGCTTTCGGTGTCGCAGCCAGCGTCTCTGACGAGCTGTCGGTTTCGCTACTGAGCTGCACAAGTCCTTTACGTGAGGTTGTCGCATCATAAACGCCTATGGCTTCGCGAGCCCCTTTTTGTGCAGCCTCCCCTCTCGCCGCTATTTCAGAAAGGTTTTTATCAATGCGCAGGAACAGACCATCTCCGGTCGCTACTTTGAGCTCTACGTTTGCCGCATCAGATACCGCAAGACGGAATTGCAGATTAACGCTGACACCGTTTTCAGGCTTTTCAATGGCAGCACAGTTCGCAACAGAATACAGTTCGCCTGCATCTGTCAGCAGGCCAACTTCCCTGACTACAAATCCACCAACGGCAACCGGAAGTACCAGCTGAGCAAAAAACTGGTTCGCCTGATCCGGAGAAACCTGTAGTGCAGAAATTGCGCTGCGATATACCTCACGCACCAGCTTCGTCTGCGCAGGATCCGGTTTAACGGCCTGCCCGTTCCCGTCCCCCACAACAAAATCTTTGATGATGACGGGCTTCCCGGTTGCAGAGGATTGCGTCTCCAGCTCCTTGCCCCGGTTTGTCAGAATGCTGTAATACTTCTCAGCCATGGTTATTCTCCGGCCTCAATAACAACGTCAATCCAGGCGGTAACAGCACCGCCGGCATAATAAGTTCCCTTCGCACCCAGATCGGCGATCACATCGATAGTGGTCAACAGGCTGCGGAGGTTTTTGGCTTTATCGACCTGGCGCCGTATGCGCTGGTAAAGTGCTTCGTCAACAGCCTGTAAGCTGTAAACCTCCACGCGGAAGGTGTAGGAATCCTTGCGCGGTGTATCCTCCCACCACTCAATCACGGTGGTCGGGAGGCTGACGGCGCTCAGCGACCGCCTGACCGCCCCGGCGGTGCCCCGGTGCTGATGGACATAAGCGGCATCCCTGATCACCTGCCTTTTTTCTTGCTCGGTCCAAGCCTCCTCCCATGAATCCACCGCGAATTCCCAGGCCAGCCATGGCAGCAAATGTGCGGGACAGGTATCAGGATTTTTCACCTTACGTACCATGTCAGTATCCAGCGCCGTGATCAGCTCAGTGCTTGCCTGTTCCTGCGCCCGTTCCGGGTGAATAGCTGAAGGTGGAAGCAGAGATCGAAATTTATCCACTCACTCCTCCTTTACGGGTGACGTTTATCGCGCTGCACCACGGGGCCTGTCCTGCTGCCGCTTCCAGATCAGCCGTCGGGCTGAGCAACTTAACTCTGGATACGCCGGGCTGCTGAAGTGCTGAGTAAATCGCGGAAAGCGGAACGATGGCATTAATACGATGGGAAAGCTGTGTGTAGCTCGTCAGCGTACTTATCGCGTTTTCCAGTACCGTCTGTGCATCCGGACCGTCTGGTATTTCGAGTTCAGCCTTAACGGTATAGCTGGCGATACTGGCACTCTTCACACTGACAAAATCGGTGAGCGGCCTGACTTCATCCGCGCTCAGTGTGTTCATGACAGTTTCAATAAGAATGAGTCCTGCCTGACCGTTCCCTGTGCGCGAGAGCACGTACACATCTACCTCGCCGGGCCGGTTATGGGTTTCAGGCCCGTAGGCGTCCGCATCCAGCACATCGTTATCCGCAGATTTGGCATGAAAGCGATAAGCGTTACGCGCGCCGGCCGTATTCAGCTGCGCCCACGAAAGCTGTATACGTTCCCGGAAAGCGTCGTCGTCTTCATAAACAGGGTCGACAGGGGGAACCGCATCCGGATCGCCGGGATTAATCACCAGACGGGAAACGTTAAAGGCCGCGCCCAGCTGGTCGAGATCGGCCCCTCTGGCACTGGCAAGGAAAACTGCGCGTACTGCGTCGTTAACCCGCTGGAACGCCAGGGTGAGCTGGTAGGCGTTGATTTCACCCTGTTTATACGCCGGGTCAGATTCCACCAGCGCATCAAATTCCGGATCCAGTTCGCGCAGGCGCGCCAGCCAGCGGGTAAAAATGTCAGCGGCATCCGGTACCACGATAGCATCCGGCACCGCCAGGGCGGACAGGTTAATTACGTCATAGCTGCTTGCCATAAATCGGTATGCCTCCGGTGCTGACAGGAAGATTGTTCTGTTTGTTAATCCCTTCGATATCCACCACACACCCCGTTTCGTCAGCAGGGAAAGAAACGACAACGCGCGTGACCTTAAGCCGGGGTTCCCAGCGTGCCAGCGCCGAGGCGGTCGCGGCGATAATGCGAAGCCTGGTCAGGTCATCACGAGGGTTATCAACCAGCGAAAACAGGTCACTGCCATAATCACGGATCAGTACACGGCTGCCGACGGGCGTGGAGAGAATATCGCTGACGGACTGGCGCAGATGATCGCTACCGGACAGGCGTTTCCCGGTCCGGCTGTTTACACCGTTCATAGTATTTTCCGTATCTGTTTGTCGGATGGCTGAGAGTTATCCGAAGTAATCCGTGCCGGTCTTATCCTTGCTGCCGGATTTTTTTGAGGATTTCGCAGGCTTGCGAATATCAACCACCAGGTTGTATGTGAAACTGAAACCCGCAGGTGTCAGGGAAAACACCAGCGACTCAACCACCCAGGCGCGATCTTCCCGTTCGCCAAAGCCGGACGTGGATACGCCAGACTCTGCCGTAAGAGGAACGTGTCTGGGTCGGCAGGGCCCCGTTACTGTCATTTTTTGTTCATTGCGGCGGGCCTGCGTTTTTTTCGCTTTGGCCTGCTGATCGGCAGTAGCTTTTACAGGCTGGGTATACGGGTTAGCCATTGAGGGACCATCATGATCAACCGTGGTGGTTTTGGTCTTCCCGTCAGCCTCATCGTAATAACGTACGCCGATTTTGCCTGAAGACTTACCACTGCTGGCGGTGGCCTTCCCTGTCGAACTGCCCCGCTCTCCTTCGCTGTAAGACCAGTTTGACACCTCTTCTGGTGTGATAATCAGAGCTGCGGTCTGTTCGCCGGACGCATTTGCCGTGGCTCCCTGACGCAGAAAGAGCCAGTATCCGCCCGACGGTTTACTGACAGCATTCCATGTTCGGGCCAGGCGCGTCAGCAGATTGGCGTCCGATTCTGCCACCTGGTCAACGTGGTCGATATGAATGTCGGCCAGCTCTGCGGCCACTTTTGGTACCAGTCCGTTTTCTTTCGCTACCGTTTTAACCAAATCCGCCAGTCGCAGGTTATCCCAGCTGCGTGTTTTCTGGCTGATCACATCACCCGGTTGTTTTTGCGCGTTCATTGGCGCAGCGGTGGCATAAATTTCGATACGACGTGGCGGGCCGCTGCTGGCCACGCCGGAAACCACGAACCAGCCCTTATCCACCAGATGATCATTAAAACCCAGCGCCACGCGAAGACGAGCGCCTTTTGTCGGAAGGGGGAGCGTTTCCGAGAGCAGGGTGATTTTCAGCTCATCTGCTTTTGCCGTGGCACCTCCGTAATCAGTCAGCGTCAGCTCTGCCAGGCATTGTTGCAGCGCACGGGTAATATCTTTTCCTTCAGCGCTGACGCTGAAAGCGGGAGCATATTCCGGTTTAACAATCTGATCTGCCATTTTTAATCCCACAGGCTGTAAGCAGAAGCCTGAACCGGCGGAGCCAGATCCGGTAAAGTGATAAACAGACCTGAAGGATAAACGGCCCCACGGTCAGCCAGTCCAGGATTCGCTTCAAGAACCTGCGTCACAATATAAGAAAGGTTCTCTGTGCCGTAATGCGTCGAGCAGATCGCATCCAGCACATCACCGTCACGGGTTTGATATGTCATCGGCATAATGTTTCAGCGTCATCGTCCAGTTTTTGTTTCGGTGGCCGCCGCCCGGCAGGAATCGGCTGGTCGTATCTGAGAAGTCGATCACCACCCACCAGCCCAGGACATCTCCTTCACCGCTGACCAGCTGCTGAGGCTGATTCTGGTCTGCCAGGTCGAAGAGATCGTTAACAGCATCCACCCCCTTGCGAAAGAAAGCATGCGATTCCCCTTCAAGCCGGACGGTTCGCCCGGGCTTGCCGGTATACTGCAATAAATCCTGCTTCCCGATCCGCTCCTGTTCGCTCCATCGCCAGCTGGCCTCGCGGGTCAGCTGGTTGTATGCCGTGGTGTCGATCGAAAAGGCAAAATCGCCCAGCATCATCATCACCCGGGCGGCCTGAGCCCCCCGAACAGCGCTGGACTGAAACTGCCCGTAGTCTTCAAAGACAGGAATAATTTCACTCACCAGATTTGTCCTCCGTCCAGCATGCTGCTGTCACCGTTAAATACCGGACTGGTTTTAGTCACCGCGACAACTTCATCCCCGATCGCCTTTTCATCCTGACCAGGTGTGCCATGTATCTCATAATGAAATTCGAAACGACGGTTGTCGGTCAGTTGTCGGGGAGGTGGCGCTTTGTCCGCAAAATCCAGCTTCTGAAGTAAAGTTTCCCAGTAACTACTTTCCACTTCACCTGACAGTTCTGCCGGTCTGTCTGAAACAGGATCAGGAGGCTGTCGGGAGTTAATCTCAGGCGGTAAGTGCAGGACGTCTGCGCTTTTATCCCTGTAACGTTCGTTACCCCTGAATAAATCCTGCGCTTTGTCAGTCCCCGGTAACGAATCGACATCAACATTCACATCCGGGATACGCTGTGCCGGGTATTTTGAATTCCCATCAGATCTTTCCTCTGCTGCTGTCCAGTTAAGGGAAGGATAAACGTCGACATTGACCACCGGCTTATCCGCGGAGATGTTGTCTGCGGATCCCTTCGGTTTTTCCGCTGCGGGCCAGACGCTACTTTTTTCAAACGAGGGAAAGGAAGGCAGTCTGTAATTATTCCAGGCGCCGGCAGTGCTGTCGGATGTTTCATGTCCCGGTTGCACAGACGTCTCCTGGTTCTGGTTCAGTGCTGAATCCCAGGAGAACGGCGCGCCGTTGCTTTCCGGCGCCACGTATTTATCGAGCGTACTGTTAAAGGTGTCATCGTCGTCGCGGAAAAATCCCCGGGTGTCCCGGTACGATTTTTTCACATCATCAGGCAGGTCCGGCTTTTCCTTCAGTTGCTGCTCAAACCATTCGCCCTGACCGTTGCGCTGCGCCGTCATGCGCGCAATATCAACCGAGCCGGTCATCGCCAGCGATTTGAGTACGTCCCGCTGATCGCTTCTCTCATCCGGTAAAAGCCAGGACAATTTTTTCGCCAGCGCGTAGGCCACTTTTCCGACGAACACAATGCCCTGGCCGAACGTCAGCACGCCGGGGTAAAGATCATTACGCAGGAAACTGACAATGCGTTTGATCCCGCCCCCCTTAAACCACTCCGCCATATCATCCGTCAGCCGGCGGATATCCGGTGCCAGCTCGTTTCCCAGCTGCCCTGAGATTTCCGCTACAGCAGAGGAGAAGACCGTGCGCAGGCTGGTGATGGCGCGGTTGCCCTCCATCGCCCCTTCAGCCCCCTCTTTCGTGACGAGGTTATAGCGCCGCTGCTCGTCCATCAGGTCACGGTAGCTTTTGCCGGACTGCTTCAGCAGCATCAGCAGTTTGCTGGCCTCGCCGCCAAACAGCGAATCCAGTGCAAACGACGCTTTCGACTCGTCCTGCATGCTGAGCGCACGCTCGACGATTTTTTCGAACTGCGCCATATCGCTGAGGCCGGCAAAATCCCTCGCCTTAAATCCCAGCGTTTCAAACGCATCCTGAAGGGAACCCTGCTTGCCGTTCTGCTTGTACTCTCCTGCCTTGTGAAGATACTCCTCGAACAGGTCGCCGATGTTCTCCCCGTTCATGTCGTACTGCTTCGCGAGCGTGTCCCAGGCATCAAACGTCGGGATATCGACGCCATAGCTTTTCGCCACGCCGGCCCGTCGGGCCGTTTCTGCATTGGTGGCCGCCGGTGCAATCAGGGTACCCAGGGCGGAAGCCACCACGCCACCGCCGCCAATCGCCAGCCCGGGAGCCACCATCCCGCCCAGCTGTCCGGCCATACCGAGCCCACGGCGAAACAGCCCTTTCCCTGCCCCCTTGAAGGCGGCCAGCCGTTGCGTCTTCTGCATCTGCTGATTCAGCTTCTGCTGTTCGGCCTCCGTCTTGCGGATTTCACGGGAGACGTCGCTGTAACGCCGTTTAAGATCGCCAAGATTTTGCCCGGCCAGCTTCGCGCGCTTAATCTCAGCCGCCAGCCTGGCCTGGTCTTTCGTCAGTTTTTCTGACTGCTTTCCGACGTCCTTCAGGCTTTTTTGCAGGCTGTTCGCTGAACGGCTCCAGGAGCTGTCGATACTGCCGCCAAAGGTAATGACGGCCTTAAGGTTCTGGCTTAATCCGGCCACGATTTACCGCCTCCACTTCGTCGGTGAGAAAATCCGAAAACACACTGAACGGCATATCCAGGTATTCCGTCATGGGAAAATGCAGGCGCCGTCCCAGAAAACGTATCGCCCGCATCAGCCCTCTTTCGGTCGCTTCTCGGGCGGGAGCATAAAAACATTAAACGCGTCCAGCAGCTGGGCATAATCTGCCGCAGTCAGTTGCCAGATATCCTGTTCGCTGAGGTTGCACAGCAGCGCAATCATGCGCGCCTCTTTTTCTTCTTCACTGCCGCGGTCTTTGGAAAAGGCAATGCGGTCACGGACCAGCGGCTCGCGCAGCGTCACCTGTTCGAGCAGGCCACCGTTCTCAAAGGAAACAGGGGAATACAGTTTGATAACGCGTGTTTCACCAGGAAAAGACATGTTGATCTCCATAAAAAAACGGCCCGCAGGCCGTTGTAAGATTGTTTGAAGTTAAAGCCGTACTTTTGCCGCCAGACCCGACAGAACATCCACGCCATTCACCCGGCGCGAGAAGCGCTCAGTATCTATCTCAAAGAGCTCGCGACCGTCTTTGGTCTGACGGTAATAGCTCACGGCGATTTCCACCGTGACGGCATTTTCGGACAGGCTGTCCTTGCCACGCGCGTCGGGAGTGACTGTCTGCACAAAGCCTTCGATCTCCTCGATGGTACCCAGCGCGGTACCGTTAGCCAGATAGCCCTGATAGGCCGTAAAGCGCGGACGGCTGCCGCTGACAAAACCGAAGGCGGTCAGCATATCCACGTCCACACCGTAAAACTTCAGCTGACAGGTGAGTGCTTCCATACCGTCATCAACGGGGGACGGCGCATCCTGTGCGCCGGTACGCAAATCCGTTTTGACAATGGACAATGCCGGCGGAGTAAATTCATGCGCCCCCTGTATGCGGATCCCCTGCCGGAAGAAGGTCCAGACGCGTAATGTGTTTTTTTCGCTCATGCTGCCAGCATCTCCTCAAGCGCATAGTTGTTATTCACCCGGACGCGCAGGCTGATAAGCTCAGTCGGCGATTTCGGACCAAAGTCATAGTTGATGTACAGCACGCCCGCCGCCATGCTCTCAGCGGTGTTAAGTTCTTCATCCAGCCAGGCGCGACCACCGAAAATGGCTCCGAGGCCGACCAGCTGGCGCATATAGGCGTTGATGGTGCCGATAATGTCGTCGGCATTCTCCCGGTCCAGCGGACGGTCAACGTATTCCAGCATCGTTTCCTGAATACTGTCCTCGATGACGTCTGCGGTTCGGCGAACCGATTCGAAGCGCCACTGTGGATCGGTACCGCACAGACGGTTGCCCCAGTGCTTAAACCCTGCCCGGCGGATGATGGTAGAGACGTTCTGCATGTTGAGCAGGTTTGCGTCGCAGTTTTCATCGCCGAGTATAAACTCGTCGATCTGTTCCACTCCGAGGATGTTATTGATGTCCTGGTTGGATTTACTCCACCACCAGCCCTTCTCAAAGTCGATTCGGGCACGCAACCCCGCCGCAAACGCAGAGTAAGGACGATAGACCAGCTGGCCGTCGGCATTGCTGACCTGTACGCGCGGGCGCAGCAGTTCGGTGCGGGTACCATAGGACTGTCTGCGCTGGACCACTTCCTGTAGTGACGCACCGGATTCGCAGTCAACATACGCCACCGCCCGCAGCTTGCCGGCAACGGTTTCCAGAGCCTTACCCACGGCATCATCCTCACTGAACCCCGGCGCGATGACGATACGGGGCTGGTAAGTTGTCACGGAGCGAGCAGATGACAGCGCGCCGATCCCGGTCAGCACCGCCGCACTCTGTTTAGCTGTATCGTTAACTTCAGCCACGCGCACCAGCACCGTCAGGGCATTTCGCTGATCATTGATTTCCATCAGGGCCTGCTTCAGCGTGCCTTTTTCACCGAGCCGGGAAAGCATCGAGGTACCGACAATCGCCACAGGGGTATTCAGCGGGAAAGGTTCATCTTCGCCGCCTGCCAGCTGCAACCGGAACGGTGTGACCACGCCACTCCCGCTTCCCGTTGCGGTGACAGCCACATCATCCACCGCGCCCACGGCAGTGGCCACTGCTGAAGGGGTTGCCGTCAGCTTGCCCGTTTCATCGCAGCCAAGCGTGATAGTCAGCGTTAATGCCTCCGCATTCCAGGCAGCAGAAGTCTCAATCGCTGCGGGATTTTCTTCATTCGGGATGCCGGCTACAGCCTCAACCACCACCACGTTTCCTGACCTGCCAGCAACTGTCGCGGAAAAATCCACAACATTATCCAGAATCGGGGTTCCTGTGCTGGCACTCGCCGGCGTTCCGGCAGAGGCATCAGGCGCAGTACCCACCAGGCCGATAATGGCCGTCTGGATCGTCGTGACCGCGACCGTACCGGATGTCAGTTCGATCGTTTCCACACCATGTAAATTCGCCATTTATTTTCTCCAGGCATAAAAAAACCTGCCGCGGCAGGTCACATTTTTTGATTGGGGGGATTCGTGGTTCCGCCGCCATCACCATTTTCTTTATGGTCATGGCCGTTGTAGGTTTCGCGGATCCCGCTCATTTTCCCGGTACCGTCCGAAATTTCCTGTGTTGCACCGATGTTTCCCTTCACATTCGTGTCGGAATTGATTTGCGTAACGCCCTGAACTGTGAGGGTGTCGGTGATTTCCACCGGACCATCAAGCGTTCCCTTTCCGATAATTTTGTAGGTCCCGCCCTCCGCCAGCGTGATGGTCAGGGCATGCGCGGCGCGGTCATACCGGATCTCGGTACCGTCACCGTAGCGGGTGATATGTTCGCTGTCGCTGCCCTCCGGTACCGGCAGACCGCCGGTATTCCAGCCGGGAAACACCCGGCCATTATTCAGCTCACCCGCCTCCGACAGCACCGTGACCGCATCCCCGACCGCATACGGATTGGAGTCAGCCCGGTTTGCCCCGGAAAAGCCCTGGCAGAGCGGCAGCCAGGTAGTGATGATTTCGCCCAGATCCACCCGGCACTTCGGTATACCATCATGCTTAACGGAATGAATAACCCCGCGCCGCACAATATTCGCCAGGCGGCGCTGTAAATCGCCCTCGATATCACTCATCGGGTTTCGCCTCGTAAATCAGCTGATAATCGTCCACATGTGCCTGGCCGATATCCGGTGCCTTGCCCAGCCAGGCCGCTTTCAGCGGGGCATTCAGCTGTGCAAACGGATCCGCACCAAAGGCGGCTGACTGTGTGAAGGAGATTCGCCAGACCAGGTAATCATCCATGCGCGGATCAAACTCATCACGTGCTGCATCGACAAAGATGGCTGGCTCCAGATGGGTCAGGCCGAACTGCTGGCCGTCAATCCACTGGGTGATATCTGCCGCCGCCGTGCGCAGGAAAATTTCCGGGCGACTTACACCTGCCCCGGCCGCATCCACCACCACGAACAAATCGCAGGAAAGATTAACGTTGAGCTGCCCCTCGTTGCCCCCTCCCTGCTCCCAGCCGTTAATGGAGAAATAGACCGCCGGGGTGGTCAGTCCGGTAAATCGGGGGACATTTTTTTCCGGATAGGCATCGGCGTCGCGAACCCATGCAATGTTTTTCAGCGCGCCGGTAACGGCATCGTGATACTGCCCAAGCAGCAATGGCTCAGCCATGGTCCACCTCAGACAGAAATACGGGCTTTCACACGCCCGCGCAGATCGGTTTCAAAGTGATGCATAAAAATCTCCATCGCCTCCGCAAAGGCGTTATCCTCGATGTAGTTGAGCATCGGCTCATAAATATCCACCTCTGCCTCCCGGGTCCGCCGGGTGTCAGGATCGCGTATGACCACCGTACGCCTGTTTTCCCGACGGGAGCGTGCCACCTCACCGTTTTCAAACGTACGCGGGGAAAGCAGACTGCCTTTTGGTGTAAATCCGGCGTTTTCCGCCTGACGTCGAGCCTTAATAAATCGCCCGGTGGATTTATCCCGCCGGGAATGATGAGGTCTTACCCGCCCGTTAATTCGCCCCTTCAGATCTTTTACCTTGATGGCATTCAGGCCGAACCAGAGACGGAAGTTATCCAGTTTCGACTGAGAACTTCGATCAAGACGAAAGGAAAGCAGACGTCGGCGCACCAGATCCAGGCTGCGTGGCGCCAGCCCGTCTTTCAGGTCTGCCATCGCTTTTTTACGCAAGGTGGCGGCGGTACGTTTCAGGGCGCGGGAGTACGCCGCCCGAAACTGTTTATGGGTGGCACCGATGTGCTCCGCTATCCGCCAGATGGCATCCACATCGATATCGACGGGCAAATCCCGTCGCAGTCTGGACTCACGCGCCATATCAGCTCCACTTATTGATGTCCGGCTGCACCTTACCCGGTGCGCCATACGCCAGCGTGACGCGGGTCCGCCCTTCCTCATCAGCGCCGACGTGCGTCACACGATAAGCCGTGCCGTTGATTTCCACGCCGTGAAGCTTCTCAAGTCCGGCGATATCTGTTGTCAGCGCACTGAATGCCGGAGAGCGGTCCTGAATTTGTCCCCCGGCGGGAACGTCAACCGGCGCATCGGGCGTCTCGACAATCACGGTGACAGGACGCACCTCAGTACCGATAAACAGGACCGCCGGCAGTGCTTCCGCAAATGCCCGGGAGATCCGGGCATCTGCACGGGCCAGTCGGGCACGAAAGCGGTTCATCAGTAACCCAGCCGCACCGGAACAGATTCGGCATCCGCCGCCGCCGCCGCCCAGGCCGTACCCGCCAGAGGGTTCGGTGCTGCCGCCTCCCCCGCTTCTGCTGTCAGCTTACCGTCAGCCAGATAGAGCTTCTGGCCGGGAGTAACCGCCTCCGCTGCCTTTGGCAGAACGAACACGCCCGTGGTGTGCAGCACACCCCACAGCCCTGCAGGGATGTCATCGTGAGCGACGCCAACCAGCGCACCTGAAAGCACGGCGTCACCCGAATGAATATCGGTTGTACCGGTATTCTGAAAATCAAGGGTGTTGCCGTCCTGCTGATAATTTTTCGCCATTTTTCTCTCCAGACAAAAAAGGAGCAGCACGCGCCGCTCCGTAATAAAAAAACCGTCAGATGACGGTCGTTATTTTTTGGTTACTTTAACCATGCCGCGCCAGTCAAGCGGTGCCACACCAGCATCGATACGCACCTTAAACGCGGCACCGTCAACGGTGAAGCCCTGCTGCTGCTCCAGATATGGCGTATCGATACCGTCCAGATACGCCACTTCAATAGTGTCGCGTCCCTGTGCAGCGGTCAGGTAGTAATCAGTCGGGCTGCTGTCATCCAGACGGGCCTCAGAGGCCACCGTCACAAAGTTCTGAATCGGGTTAACAATACCGCTGTTCGCATCCGCGCCCGGTACGCTTGCAGACTTGATCAGCTGGTTAGCCCGGGACTCAATCGCCACTGGCGTCAGCATGTAGGCCGGGCGAATATTCAGGCGGCGATCGCCAGATTTTTGCAGCAACATCGCCTTACGCGCCGTATCCAGACCTTCGATACTCAGGTCGGCGGATACCAGGTTGCCGTGATCAGCGTGGAACAGCGGCTTACCGTCCGACATTTTCGGGTTGCTGGTCAACACTGCCCACACCAGATCGCCCACTGTGGCACGCGCAGCGAGTCCCATTGCCTGCGGGATACGGGTCAGCATGTCCAGGTCATCGTTAATGATGGTCTGGCGGTCAATGCTGAAAAGTTCGCCGTAGGTCGCCAGCGCAATTGGCTCACCGCGATCCTTAATGGTGACATATTTATATTCTGCCCCGGCGCGAACCTTACGAAGCGATGCCAGTGATTCAAGACCGACACGGTGTGCGGTTTTGAAATCGGTCAGCGTGCCCTTACGGGTCCACTGTTCAAAGGTTTCAGTGGCTTCATCCCAGCCCATCAGCGCCGCTTTGTGTGCCACATCCATCAGGATATTGCCGAAATCGCTGCTGCTGTGAGTGAATGCCAGCCCGACCATTGCCTGTGCAGTGCCAGCGCCGGAAATACCGATGCCGCGATCGACCAGGGAGGCGCGCGCCAGTTCGCGCAGGGTGTAACCGTTGTAAGCGTTATCCTTCTCGGCCTGTGCATAGCCCGCACGGGTCATTACCGCAGCGCGAATGGAATCACCGACCAGATTGCCGTTACCGGCATAAAGATGAATGGCACCCGGACCGGCGCTCGGGGTGGTGCCCGCCGCCAGCGCCTGCAGCAGTTTATCGCGGGCTTTCTCAGCGTTGCAGGACATATCCGCCAGGCACTCCGCCTTCAGCGTCGCAAAGGTCGGGAACGCCTCAAATACGGCGGAAACGGAATTCACGCGCTCCGCGTTCGCCGTCTGCATCTGCTGCTGCAGCTGCTGTGCCAGCGCGGTGATATCGATGTTTGCCATCTGCGGCGCGGGCTGTTGTGGTGCAGGCGGGTTAAGGTTTGCCTGCACCGGCGCGGGCTGCTGTACCGGTGCAGGTTGCTGTGGCTGATTCACCGGAGCTTCGGCGCGCGGCGCAAAAAGAGATTTAATCTGTTCTGGCATGTTCTGGTAATCCTTCAGTTTATTTTCATTCACACAGGCCGCGGCCTGCAGTTCAGGTTCAAGCTTGTCGGCGAAACCTTTCTCCACCGCCTCGGCCCCGTTAAGCCCTGAGCATCAGGGCTTCGTTACGATCAAGCCAGGCGGCGTAATCGCGCATATCGTCCGAATCCCCGGCGATGCCTCCCCACGGTTTGTGGACCATGATCCATGCGTTTTCCGGCATGTGCACCGTGGCGCCGGGCAGGCACACAATCATTGAGGCCATGCTGGCCGCCACGCCGTCCACCCAGATATCCACTTTCGCTTTCAGCCGGGACAGGGTGTTGTAGATGGCAAAGCCCTGCATCACATCGCCGCCGGGACTGTGGATATGCAAATCGACAGCACTGGCATCAAACACCCCCGCCTCCTTACAGTCAGCGACAAACTGCTGGGCGGTAATGCCCCAGCCGCCGATCACGTCATAGAGGAAGATTTCAACGCGTCCGGCGGCCAGCGCGCGGATTTCATACCAGCACTGGCCGTTTGCCGCATCGACACCCGCCAGGCTGGCGCGGGGATTAATCATCATCGTCCGGCTCACGCCGGGCATCGTTTGTTTTTGCCGTTGCATCTGGCATCGCTCCTTTGTCGTTGGCGGCGTCGGAATCAAACACCAGCCCGTGTTGACGGTTAAATTCGGTTTCACGCAGCCGCTGGCGTTTAACCTCCTGAGGATTTTTCCCCCTGGCGCGCGCCCATTCCGCTTCAGTACCCGCGCCGCCACGCACAATGGCTTTCCACGCGTTGGCCTCTTTGCCTGGATCAATCCACGGCATCACCGGACCGAGATAAAGCGCGTTATAGAGAGAATTCGGATCCACATCCGGCGGGACTTCAACCCCGCTCAGCAGTGCCATCGCCAGCCATGCGCGGTAAACGGGACGACTGTGCTGGCCGACAAACCACTGCTGCAGGACGTTGTACCCTTCGAAACTCTCCACCAGCTCCTGACGCTGGGAGCTATAGGTGCCGTTATAGTCCCGGGCAATGCTGGAATAACTCCCGCGAGTACCAGCGGCCACAGCCCGCATCTGCCCGTTTCGGAATTCGTAGAGATGAACGTTCGGGCGGTTTGACTCCACCATGCCCAGGTCTTCGCCGGGCCGGAGTTCGTCGTAAATCATGCCCGGCGCGATATCGTAGTGACGCTGACCACCGGGCGTTGAAAACTCACTTTCATCGCCAAGGGACTGGGCATCGCCACGCTTGATATAGAACCCCAGCGCAGCGGCAATACGGGCGGCCACGCGCTCGCTCTCTTCATAATCTTTGATGTCTGACAGACGGGTAATGACCCCGTGGATCAGGCTAATACCACGCAGCTGATGCAGGCGCTTGCGTTGCGCCAGGTGAAGCATGTTGTCAGCTGAGACGGTTTTGAGTTCAGCGCTGAACCGCGTCATGTTCGCCGGGTGGTATTTGTAAACCCGGTACCCGACAGGACGGCCCCAGTCGTTCACGATGATGCCCTGCCGAACCTGCTGGCCGGCGGTGCTGTTCAGGTTGAACGGTACAAAATCCGCCTCCAGCATTTCCAGCGAGAACGGTACGGAGGTGGCATGCTGCAGGCCCGGCACACTCCCCCTGACCAGCTGCGTGAACACTTCCCCGTCACGTAGCGCAGAACGCAACAGCAGGCGCTCGGCTTCCGGCCGGGTAAACATGCCGGTTACTTCCGGACGCACGGACCATTCCGCCCAGAGTGCCGAAAGCTGCCCGGCAAAATCGGAATGGAGATTGCCCTCAAGATCGAGTGGCTGAGGCTCAACATGGATGCCGTGGGCACCAATTACCCGGTCTTCCATTTTGTCGAACAGGCCGATCACCAGATCATGGTTTTCATCGAGCCAGCGGGCCTGTTCCCGCAGGGACTGGCCTGCTGCAAATACCGAGGTGTCCGCAGACTGGCTTTGCTTTTTGGCCTTGTGCAGCCGTGACGTGTTGGCCGCTTCATACGCATTAAGCCGGAGTCTGTCCCGCGCGCGCGCCGCCGCCCACCCGGGGGAAAGTGCCCCCAGTGTTCTTTCAAGAATGCCCATAGAACGCCTTACAAAAAGTTAGCGAGTTTGTACGAACCACCACGGCTGTTAACCGTGCGCCAGCGACGCTCCCAGTATTCAAGCTCGTCGCGCAGCGCTTTCGGGTCGTGGTTGGTAATGGCGCGACCATTTACGCCAGTAAAGGAAATACTCTTTCCATCCAGCGAGTCCTGATAGGCCTGACGCACCATTAATAACGTTCTCCAGATGTCGTCTTTCGTCACAGCCAGCCTCCCTTACCGGAAGACCCCAGCCAGCTGCCGGACAGTCCGGCTCCCTTTTCAGGTTCAGCCTGGACAGGCGACTGAACGGGTTTTGTTTGTTTCACGGTTATCTCCCGGGGGCGTTCCCCTTCATGAATATTTGGGTTGAGATCCTGCAGCTCGGCCCATGCAGGAGGTTTTTCCCAGTCGCGAATTTTTTCGTAACCACGCAGAACCGCCACCGCGTGGGCATAGCAGAACAGGTCAAAGGCTTCGTTGGCACCCTTGCCGGGTTTGCGCCATTTGCCGTCCACACCGCGCTCTTCGTAGGTGAGCTCCTCGTAAAACCACTCCCCCAGCCAGTCGGGAAAATGGATATATCCCGCGCCGGGTGTCTCGCGGTCCAGATTGTTGCTGAGCTGATCCTTAAGCAGGTCGGTCTGCAGCAGATACACCGGCACCTCGCCACGCGCATCGGCGCGACGGTCGCTGCGTTCGGTATTATTCGGGTGGGTTTTAGTGATGATTTTCTGGCGCTTTGTGCTGTCGCCCTTGACCAGGTAAACACGTTTACCCAGGCCGTCACGGCGGCACTGTCGCCAGAATTTATATGCGTTATCGGTTACGCCCTCTTCACCGCCGCTGTCTACGGCCATTGCCAGTACCGGCATACGGCGGGTCGGATCAACCTGCAGCGCATAGGTCTTCTCCAGCACATCGGAGACCAGCAGCTGCCAGTCCTCCGGATACGCGCCGGGGTGGATCGGCTCCGCCTCGCCATGCTCATTGGAGCGCAGCGACTGGCGGATGTTGTAGCGATCCACCAGCCAGCGTTCACCGTTTTCGCCATAACCGATAATCTGCACGACGAAACGGCGCTTTTTACCGCCCTGGACGTCAACAGCCGCCAGCAGGAAACGCACTTTGGGCGGGACCAGCCGTTTACCGTAATCCTCCGCGCGAAGCATCAGCGCATCGGCGCGTCGCTGTTCGCTGGCAGAGCGCGGCAGGTACGGCAGTCCCCAGTCGGTGTTGATAACCGCCTTAAGGGTTTCTTCGCTGCCGGTCGCTTCATACTCCTGCTCAGCGGTCAGCAGTTTGTATACCAACTGTGCCCATGTCTGGTACGCGGCTGCCGGGCCTTCCATCCAGAAAGATGCAATGCGAGAACGCCGTGGCTCACCGGAAATATTGCCGTCACGGTCAATACTCTGACCTTCACGCAACCAGACTCCCACCCCGTTCAGCGCGCGCTTTTTGTCTGCCGTAATAATGCCGTTGCAATGCGGGCAAAGCAGATGTGCCGCCTCACTGGCTTTTACCGGGTCAGGCTCATCACGGTAGCCGGTCATGGCCGACATTTCCGGCTGAAAATATTCACCACAGTGCGGGCACGGCCAGTACCAGCGACGACGATCGCCACGGTTATACAGTGAAAGTGCGCCTGTTGTTGGTGGCGCTTCATGGGGAGATTTGCGACGCCATTTACTGTCGCGAATATCCCGACCCGGGGAACACTCCACCAGGGTCATACCGGCAGACATAAACGTCGTGGTACGTTTGGAAGCCAGGGTAAAACCGTCACCCTCGCCGTCGATATCCTCAGGGAAGCGGTCATAATCCGTGAGCGCCACACATTTAAAATCTGACGAGGACATTATGTTGATGGACGGCCAGCCAATCTTGAGATAGTTCCCCGCCAGAAAAGTACGATCATGCACGTTGTTATCGTTTCGCAACGGGCTCAGGCGTTTTGCTACCTCAGGACTGACACGGAAAGTTCTGGCCAGTCGCTTTTTTGAGTGCTCGCGGGCTTTCTCTTCGGTCATCTGAACGACGAGCATATCGGACGGGTCACAGACAATGTTGTATACAACCCAGCCGTCCACCAGGCCGATCGTTTTCCCCGTTCGTGCCGGACCCACAAACACCACTGCATCGTATTCACGCATCGCGAGGCAGTTCATCGGCTCAATCACATACGGGGCGACGGCAGGGTCCCACGGTACCGAGTTACCGGCCCCCATGGGTACGCGCATAAATTTCTGAACCGCCTCAGCCACAGGCATACGGCGCGGGGCTTTGAGAATGGCGGAAGCGTTACGCCTGACTTCCGCTGCCGTGGCCTGTTGCATGACTTACTCCTCTTCTGGCGTATCCTCCTGTTCCGGTGAGTCGGCCTGCTCAACTTTGAGGGCTATCTGATCGCGCAGATCGTCAATAACCTGCTGCACCCTGACAACCGCTGCTGGGGTCATAGCGCAATCGCGCTCAAGAATATCGGGTAACGTTTCCAGCACCTGAACCATTGCTTTCGCCATGGAGGAAAACTCTCTGGTGACTTCAGATGCCGGGATCAGCTCCCCTGTTTCCTGCTGAAACTTGAGCCGCTCACGCTCCGACTGAAACCAGGCTTTACGATCCGGGGGAAGCATTTTGTCGACGTCCACCAGCTCGGACGGTGTGGTGCTTGTCAGCAGCTCCCGCAAAATATCGGTGATGGCATAAAGCTTCAGTTTCGGATTGCTGCCGGGTGCGGGTTGCACATTTGCCAGTTTGCCTGCGACCGTCTGACGGTGCAGATCGGTAATGGCTGCCAGCTGAGTGATATTCAGCCGGAAATTTTTCAGTTCGTTATCCATGATGGTGAACAAAAAATAGGCATTTCGACATCCTGAAAATGCTCAGGACAGAAATATCAATAGGTTAAACGGATGATGATGAAACCCATAAAATGCAAAAAACTAGCCGTTTTCCGCGTGTCCGCGCCCCCTCGGTGTTCAGAATAGCCGGGA